AAAGTTTTCATTATGGTATTTTCTCACTGCTCGTTGAATATCAGTTAATAAAGTTGCCCACTCTAACTTAGAGGTGCCTAGGAAGTGCATCCAGTCTTGTTTACCCTTTTCTAAGAGTCCGTCAAAACGCAATGCTACTAATCTCTTTAATACCAGATGGATGTCGCACATATTCTGTCCGCCCATCGCCCATCCGTTAAATGCCTTATCGCCGTAGATTGAAGTATCACAATACTTCTTCATACGTTGATACCAATCTTCTGCGTCTGCGTGATTTTCACCTTGCAATACATTTAAGAACTTACATGCACCTGTACGATTATTGATAAAATAATCGTTGTTAATGTAAGTGCCTTGTACTGCTTCGTCATATGTATTAATACCAGTTGCCGCACGTCCTGCTGGACTACGAGCAACCCAGGCTGGAATATCAAGACACATACCGTAGTCCATAAGCGCATCCATCCATGCTAATACTTGGGCACGTTTCTTTTGTGCTTTAGGGCAGTTAGGATCTTTCCAGTCAGCTGGCCAAACACCTTTACCAATTTGGAATCCGCCTGAATCACCTAGTACCCAGCTAGTTGTACGATCCCTATTACGGAACATATCTTCGCTTTCGTCAACTTTGTTTAAGTCTAAGTTAGCGTGTCCTGCCGAATACAAGCAATGATCGTAATAGAACATTCCTTTCTCTGGCTCAAGGTAGTTTAGTCCTTCAATACCGTTAGTAAACGATTTAGGTATACGAGCTGGGTCAACATAATTGCTATAGCGTTGCTTGCCTATAAAAGTAGAATAGAATCCCGACGTTGCTGGCAAGAAATATGCGTAATCGTTTTGAGTAGCTGTTAAGTTTTTATTCATGAAATTAAATGTTGTGCCAATACCATACAACTAATCCATACCCATAAGGTGTTAAATCCTACTAGGGTTGGTAATAGTTTCTTTTCACTTGCCCAGATAAGTGTTATACTGGTCAAAAGTGTAAAGAAATATAACCACCAAAGTTGTATGCCAAATATCAAACCGGGAACAATAATTATGGCCTTAGCTAACCAACTAGCAAACTCTACCGTATTGTAATCGGTCCAATATTCTTTTGTAAACCACATGCTGTAACATTCTTTAATCTTAGTAAAAGTAATATGACGATATACTACCCCTATTAAAACTAGCCATGCTAGGCAAGCAGATAATATCTGTACGCTATTCATTATTTAGACTGTGCTGGAAGAATGTAGTTATATTCTGCAATACCGCTATCAACTGTAATTTGCATAGCACCGACATCTGCAATACGCACAGTCTTGTCGCCTGCCAAGTTAAGAATACTCATAACTTGAATAACTGGCCACGACCAAGTTTGTTTCAATTTACCATCTATACCTGCTTCAAATACAAACTCACCTGCGTGTGTACTTGCATCACCAAAGCTGAATACCAAATTGCCGTTGTCTGATTTAACTTGGAATACAGTTTCTTCAGAATGTGCATTTGCTTGGAACTTGAGCTTTTGAATACTTGCAACTTGCGGCTCAAATTCGATATCCCATTTAGCACCTTTGAACTTAACTGACTTTAACTTTTCGTTAATAATTTCAGTATTCATAAAGCGGTAATCATTTTGAAAGTCGCCGCCTGCATTTTGGAAATGTAATCCTGTTGGAATTTCTTCGCCGTTACGTTGAGCAGTAACTACGCTGATCTTAGCATTGTCTTTATACTCTGGACATTTTAAGTGAATGTCCAGTTTGTTTAAATTGGGCATACCAAAGGTACCTTCAAACTCGTTAACCGGTAATTTAGTTTTTGCGTTAACAATAACTGAACGGTCTTCGGCCATTGCTTCAATCTCTGTTGAGAGTGTAGTTGCGCTAATCTTAACTAGCGGAATAAATCCTAGTGCGTGTGTATGTGCTACTAGATCTTGTAAAATATCTTTCATATGATTCTCCATGTTTATCTATTATATTTAGGTTTGTGGCAAAAGTCAAGTAATATTCTTTCTGATTTTGCCATTGTAGTCAACAACTGCTTCCAATATCTCTAAAGGTGTTTTTAGGCTTTTAGAGTATTTTATAAAGGCAGATGCATCTTTTGGAAAACAGTGGCCTCCAAAACCTCGTTCCCCATCCAATCCTGGTACTAGTGTATGACTATTACCAATTCTTGAATCGTGTGTAGCAATATGTCTAACAATGTCGTAATCGGCATTGTTCTTTTGGCATATATCGTATATGCTATTAAAGAAAGCTACTTTGGTAGCTAAAAATGAATTTACAGTATACTTGACCATTGATGCTTCGATTGCAGAACAATTAAAAACCATTTTGCAATTTGGCAATGTAGTTTGAAATAACTCCTGCCAAAAACATTCCGGATCTTCCCCGCCAAGAACAACATATTTTTGGTTAAGAAAATCTGTATTGGCACTGGTCGCCCGCAAAAATTCTGGACTATATGTTATACAATGATTTGGATAAATTTCAGCTAACGTTTCAATCACCTCAGGAGTAACTGAGCTTTTAATCAGTATTGGCATAAAGAGTGGAACATCGTCCAACACACTAGCAATATCTTTACAGTCACAACCACCATTGGGTAAACTAGGAGTACCAACACAGATAATAATACCATCTGCGTCATGATGATCAATCATTTTGTAATCAGTATACTTTGGATCTTGTACAACAATATCGTGTTGAGTACTAAGCGCATTAGCAACGGCTTTGCCCACAAACCCATATCCTGCAATTATAATTTTCATATTAAAACTCGAATAGTGAATTAAATGTGTTCTTTTCTTCTGTACTACGAACATCCCAGTTTAGAACACCAATAAGGTTACCTAACTTGTTATCAATAATAGTCTGTTCCATTTCAGTATCGTCAAACGGCAAGTCTTTAAACCACTGGGGTAATCGCAATTCGTCAACTGGGTATGCTACACTAGTAAAGCCTAGTGGATTTTGTTTAAGTTTACAAACAATAACCTTAGCCCCGTCAGTAATACCCATACTGTATTTGTCACCGAACATACGTTTTAGTGTATTCCAATTAATACTAGCACGAACGTGTCCCGGCATATTAGCCTTACCCGCTTTCTTTTCTTTTTCTTGATACTCGGTAATCTTATTAGCACGTTTAGGACTGCCTTTCTCCCATCCGGGCCTAATTTTAAATTTCAATCTAAATTCACTAATATGATCTAGCACATCTTGTTCAGTTGCACCTGTTAGAACTTTTTCCAATACATCACTTAAGAAGTTTTGAATAAATTCCGGAGTATCACTACGCTTCAAGTCCAAGCCCATTGCTTTGATCTTACCAGGCTTGCCTTCTATGTCTGCACGTTTGCCTTCTTTGTCGTAATACAACACGGCGTAACGCTTCTTAGTAATAAACAATGCTTTAGAACCTACAATTTCACGACCTGCTTTGATAACTTCTCCACGTGACTTTGGTACATGGAATGAGTCTAACATGAATTGTGGGAATGTATTATTAACTTCTTCGGCAATTTGGTCATACAGTTGTACAACACTTTCCTTAGTCCACGGAATGTGTCCTGCATCAATCTCTTTCTTTAGGGTTTTGTACGCAGAGAAGTAACAACTGTCTGTGTCTCCGTATATAATGGACTTGCCAACGTGATTGTATTCTCCCGCAATGATGTCATTAACCTTTGCGGCCATGTGTTTGGCAATCTGACGTCCAGTAAGGGTAGTAGATTGGCCAATACGCTTATCGAAAAAGCGACAACCAGGATTAAGAATGGCGCCATAGAGTGAATTAAGGTTAATCTTTTTAACCAACTGTCTCTTGTCCCAATACTCTTCTTCAATTTTATTACCAGCATTTATAGCCTCCTTTAGTTTGGTCTGCATGTCTTTACGTTCTGCATACCAACGCTTTAGTAGCCCAGGAATAATACCTTCTTTCTCATAAGTAAAGATGGTTCCATTTGCTGAAAGCACCCAAGGCTGATTGCTTTCAAAAATTAATCTATACACTTCTGCGGCACTTAGTACATCACTATCACCATTTTCCCAGTCGATGGTAATGTCAGTTCCAATCTCACATGCCATTACAGCAGTATATTCCAACGATCCAAATATACCTTCCCACGCCGCCGCAAAGGATTTACCTTTGCCAAGCTGGGACTGGATAAAGTCGTCAGTCTGCGTTTGACGTAGCTGTCCAACAATAGTTTCCGGCCCCATGTTAAGCGCACGAATGGCTGATGGATAAAGACTGTTAATGTCGAGTGATCCAATCCAATCATGAATACCTTCTTTAGGATACGCAACATACGCACCAGCCGCACCTTCGTTATCCTCACGTTCTTCCATTTTGGTACGGTTGGGAACTTGGAATCCTCTGCGATGGCATTCGTTAATAATAGCTTGTTCGGTTACGGCAACAGCACCCATTGTTGTTTGTAACAATACTGTACATTCATGTGCCAGTGTGTTAGCAAGGTCTAAGAATTTAAGCTTCTTGTCCATACGATCAAGAAGCGCACAGTCTTGGCGGTTGTATTCAATGAATGTTTTAAAGTCATTGTTGTATAACTGATCCAGTGTGCCTTCATACGGTGTTTTACGTTCGCCTAGTTCATATTCTGCAATAGCATCTAGTCGATAACTATGACGTTCTTCATAGGTATACTTGCGATACAGTTCCAAACTATCCAAGTGTACACGACCTACAAAGTCATAGGTTGTGCTTTGACGTCCAAACTTTTCGTACTCACGTTTCTTTGGCAGTTGGTTAAACAAACAGAATCTGCGTGTATCTTCTTTACTCAGTACCTTAGTAACACGGTTAACAGTATAAGGAATATCAAATCCTTCGCTGTTCCAACCAGTTAAAATATCTGCGTCTTGAATTAAATCGAGAAACATGTCTAACATGTCTGCTTCGTTATCAAACAAATAAGTGTTGGGGAATTCTTTAACTTGCTCAGTAGCTTCATCCATTGACATTTTCTTTGGAGGAATGGCTAAACAAATCATAGTATCCATCCATTGTAGGTGAACAGCAATAGCAGTAATTGGCATAAACGCATCGTCTGGACTAGCGTAGCCACGTTCTGGATCAAAGTCCACCTCAATGTCAAAGAACGCTACATTTAGTTTTGGGGCATCTTGGTTTAAGTAATGTTCTGACAGTGTAGCAAAGATTGGATTAATATCAGCTTCGAATAATTGTTTACCCGAATTGATAGCTTGTTCTTTGCGTAGCTCTTTTGTGTTTTTGCAAACAATACGTGATACTTGATCACCGTAGATTGATTGAAATTTGCCGCGAGGGTCTTTGTAGTAAAACGTGTGCTTGACAGGTATGTCACGGAACTCACGCTCACCTTTCTTATTGCGTTCAACCACTTTGATAATATCATTCTCGCGGTCAAACCATGCGTCTACATAGCTCATTTATTCTCCATATGTCATTTCCGGCTGACAAATACCGATGTGCGGATTATGGCCCGCCGACCGTTATATAACTACTTATTAGATACGTTTTGTAATATCTAAAATAGCTTCAATTTCTTCCCAATCTTCGTTATAAGTAGTCCAATCACCTTTATGGGCAATCTTAATAGCCTTGTTAATAACGCTGGGTTTCACTTGTAATTCTTCTGCAACTGCCTTAACTGTTTCTTTCAATCCTTCTGATAGGTCTTCAATTTCGCGAAGTACTGTAGAACCTTCACTGATTAATCTTTCCAATTTTGCCTTTTCTTCTGCACCGTATGAACGACCTGCCATGTAAATCTCCTAATGTGTAAGCCTAATTATATACTACTTATCTGGTAATTGCAACCTTTAAAGGTGAAAATGGCAGAAATCAATCTGCCATTTTTCTTGCTTAATGTGTGTTATTATTTTCCAGCTTCTCGTTTTTTAATCATAGTATCTAAGCCGTTATAAAAATCTGTCGGCGAAGATGAGTTAGTAACCGGACGTTTCAAAGTATTACCACTACCAGTTACCTCCATACCGGATTGATTTGTACCACCACCACCTTCTGGAACTTTGGCACCAGCAGCCTTAGCCGCTGCCAAAGCAGCCGCTGTTTCTGGATCAGTTGGCCAACCGCCGTATAATTGATCCACTAATTGTTGCAGTTCAGATACGTCTGGTTTAGCTGGAGCAGGTACTGGAGCAGGTACTGGAGCAGGTACTGGAGCAGGTACTGGAGCAGGCATTGGACTTTCGCCGACCTTTTCACAGCTTTGACCGTCGGCACTTTTTTTCATACCCGGTGGGCAATCACCGTTCGCATCTGGTACTACAACCGTTGTATTTGGCGCTGGCGGAGTTTCACGAACTGGGTCTGTTTCCTCTTCTACACCATTTGTTCCAAATATATATCCAGCCGCGCCAATCATAGCCGCAAGTGTTAGGAACTTATTATTACCCATAAATTTAAGAACACTGCCACCTATTGATTTTAATTTGCTTAGAGCGGCCACAGCCTTGTCACCAAATCTTGCTAATATAGTTTTTTCTGCGGCCGCCGCAGTACTGGGGTTCATAAACCGTTGTGCCCAAGCATCTTCAGCGGCATTTCGCGTATTTGCTCGAGCTTGGCTTACAACATCGTCTAATTTTTGAGCGGCTTGTTTTTCAGCTTGAAGAGCTAACTTGTCAGCCGCAGTTTGTTGGAAAGCTGGCTTAGCTCTTGCCGCATCGGCAGCTTTTCTGGCCGCCGCTAATGCGTCATCTGCTTGCTGCCTAGCTGCCTTTGCCGCTGCCTCTGCCGCATCAGCAGCCGCTTTTTCTGCACTCCCACCCGCTTTTCCTGTTATTTTACTCCAACCGGTTTTTATTGCATCAGCCGCTGGTTTAGTAAATTTACTGAGTATAGGCCACAATTGTCCGTATTCGAGTAACGGTAATCCGGACAATCTTCTTATAGAATTTATTTCAGTAAGATACTGTTGTTGTTCAACCGTTAGTTGTATACCTTCAGCTAAGTCAGCAGTATTAGCATATTGATCCATTGCTGTGTAAAAATCAAGACCCTTGTCTTTTGCAAGTTTTTGTATGTCGGCGATCATTGATTTTATTTTAGCAACATCAACTTTTATTGGAGCATCTGCTTGTGCCGCTTTTTCAGCTGCCGCAGGCGCCGCCACTACTTGTGCCGCTTTTTCAGCTGCCGCAGGCGCCGCCACGGGTGCTGGAGCAGGCGCCACCGCAGGTACTGGAACAGCCGCCACTTGTGTTGCTGCCGGAGTCAGTGCATCAATTGCTGATTTTTGTCCCGGCTCACCGGTGATACTTGTTGCGGCTGGAAATTTCTGGCTACCTAATTCTGCCGCTTTAACTACAGAGTCAGCCGCCGCCGGTTCAGCCGCAGGTTCAGCAGCCACTTTTTCTGGCGCCGGCGCATCAACTTTTTTAACAACTCCTGCTGTTTTTGGTGTACCGTCTGGATTGTGTGTCTTACCGTACTTTGCTAACCATTCCTGACCTTTAGGACCAGTAGATGGTTTACCGTTTAATCTTGGTTGAGGAGGAACTTTACCGTCAGGTGCATCCAATGTTATTTTATTTAATGGTTCTCTAACAAACTTGTCCGAAGCTAGTTTTGCAGCCGCCAATGGAATACCCATTTTTCCTAGCATACCTGGTAAACCTAAACCAATCTTACTCAATGGGTTGGCGATAAATCCAGCTATTTGTCCACCGCCGTATAACCAAGGACTGCGTTCGTCGGCTTCCTTAGATTTTGCTATTTCAGCTCTTAATGCATCTTTATAAGTTTTATTTGTAAACAGTGATTGCACACCTGCTGAAATATTATCAGCATAACCTAAAGTTACACCGTCAGCAACACCACGACCAAAGTCACCAGCATCTGAATAGAATTGTTTTTTATCATATTCTGTTAAAGTACCGTCTTCATCTAAGTGTGAATATAATTCAGTTTTTGGATCATATGTCCATACAAGTCCATCACGTAGATAACGCTTGCCATCTTCAAGAACTTGAATACGACCTTCTGCAATCATGCGTCTTTCGCTTGTTTCTAAACTTTCTTTCTTAGGTGCTGGAGCAGGTACCTTAGATTTAATTATTTGATTGATACGTTGAATAATTTGATCGCGTTGTTTAACGTAGCCGGTATAAGTAGTAGTAACTTGAACAACATCGGGATCGTTAGGAGCAGCCTTGTACAAGTCTTGTACAAGTTTTTTAAGTTCTGTATGCTCTGCACTAGTAATTGCTTCTAGTAGTTCAATACCATTAAAACCAAATTCTTCTATTAACGCACTAGCAATTCCGCTAGTAGATAATGCGCCTTCGGTAGCTGCCGGAGCGGCCGCAGCCTGCACAGCTTTATCCATCAATGCCATAGCTTTATCAGTTAGTGCATCGCGAGCTTGCGCAGATTGATTAGTACCCATCGCGGTCTTTTCATCTTCACCACGGATGCCTACCCAACTTGATGTTTTAGCACCTAATGGTAATAAACCCCATTGTTTTAATTGATTAACTGTTGCTTGATCAGCACCTAAAAAGTTAGCAAGAGTACCATCTAGTTTAACTAGTTCACGACTTACAGGATCAAATAATCCAGGAAGACCATTAGCTTTAGCCAGATCGGCAAGTGCTTTGCCGCGAGCAACTTCGTCGGTTGGAAATTGTTTTGCAACTGCTTCAACATCCTTATAACGGAGACGAGCCGCCTCATCAATCAGTTGTTCATTTTCTTGTAGTAAAGTACGTTGCTCAATAGTGTCTAGTTTACTAATTAATGATCTTAAATCCATGTCTCTTCCTATTATTTTTTAGGTACACAGTTAGGCACAGACTTTCCGCCTTTCTTCTTCATACCAATTTGTTTATAATCTTTCCAACAAGGATCGTTGTCCTCACCAATGTTCTTATCAATGCCACGACTGGCAACACCGCCTTGCTCGCGCTTGGCCGCCAGTTGTTCTATGCCATGACGAATCTGTTCTAAATTTTGTTCTAAGCCCATAAACATACCACCCTTGGCCAATTGCGTAATTTTTTCCCATACAACAAGCTCATCACTCTCAGCCATATTGGCTAATTCTTTAAGTTGGTTTCTTGTTTGTTGGATACGCCCTTTAAGACTCATAGGGTTAGCTTTTTCATGACCATACACTACAGGATCATTAGCGTCGCCTGTCATATCAATTGGAGTTTCGTCTGTGCGACTTTCTTTCATTAGTACACGTTCGGCAATTGTTTGACTGTACATGCGAAGACGCTCGCGCTTTTCAGCTAGAGCTTGTGCTTCAACTTCTTCTGATTCTTCAAAATATTTTTTAAGTAACAGTGATTTAGTTACAGTAGGTATTACAGGTTCTGCTTTAGGAACTTGATAATGTTGCATTGCCATTTGTACAGGCAATGCAACTTTATGCGGATTAGCACTTTCAGTTACAACTGACAAAAATTTCTTCATGTCGTTAGCACCCTCTACAGGCTTTGTAGAAGCAGTATCTAACGCCTGTAAAATGCGCTTCATGTCCATTATATTATCCGTTTAAGCGGGTCATTAATTGTTTCATACGGCTAATTGATTCGTTGTATTGAACATTAGCATCTTCAACTTGAGCCACAGATGGGTTGTTCATACCTGATCCATATCCGCCTTTCATTGGTTCTGGAGCTGCCGTTCCACCTTGCTCACTACCTTGTCCATCGTATGCACCAGCAAATCCTTGTTGAATCATACCTGAGATAAATTGCGTTAGTGCTTCTGGACCTTGCGCTGCCGCTGCCTCGAATCCTTCTTTATCTTGCTCGGCCGCCCAATTAGCGGCTTGTAGAAGTTCGGCATCTTCATCAGGCATGCGACCTTTCATTTTTTGCTCAGTATCAGTACCAGCTGATTCAAGCATTGAATCTAGTGACTGGCTCATTGCGTTGGCTTTGTTCTTCCATGCTGTGCTTTCGTCATATTTGTTATACTTGGCTTTAACAGGCTCTAGGCTTTTGCCTTCTTTACCAGCTTTGGCCGCACGACTCATAGTTTGTTTTGCGGCTTCATACATACCACATTCTTTTAAACCATGCACTGGGCATTTCTCACCCTTGTCTGTATGATTGCATTTTTCTTTAGCGGCTTCACTAACTTTCTTTTCTTTTTTACCAGCACGTAGGTCAGCTAGGTCGTCGGCTTCGATATCGCCATCATCATCAACATCTAAATTCTTTTGCTTGCCTTTAAGAGCTTCGTCAACTTTCTTAGCAAACGGATTTACACCTTTCGTTGGCCCTGCTTTTTTATCAGCAACTGCTTTTTTCATTGGCTCTTTCTTATCGCCGTCTTTGTCCATGTCTAGGAAGTCTGGCTTTTTACCTTTAGCTTCGTCAACTTTATCACGATTGTCAAACTTTTCGCTGTTTGACATACCCCAAGTCTTAGCACTCTTTGGTGACATCTTTTGTGCAGGCGCTTTTTCTTTCTTTTCAGCGGCTGACTGTGATTTAGCATGTGTCTTAATGCCCTTGCCTGATTTTTCTTCAGCATCACCGTCATCGGCATAGCTGGTATTCTTATGAACAACACCAGTGTCAGTTTTAGTCAATACGCCCGTACGTGTTTTCTTTGTATCGCCAGTTTTCTTTAATTCTGATTCATATACGCCTTGGCCATATGTTTCATCAGTTTTTGCTTCTTTCTTCTTTGGAGCCGGAGCTTTCTTTTCAGCTTTGGCAAAGTTTTCTTCTTCTTCTTTGCTGACAACGCCGTCACCGTTAGCATCCATACGCTTGTGAGCCGCATGTGTAGCTTTAGTTAAACGCTTATATTTTTCAACTTTAGACTGAACGTGTCCCGGAACTTCACGACCTGGATTAACAACATGACCAGCACCACCGCAATGTGGGCAAGGTTCTTCTTTGCCAGCACCGATAACAGTAGCTTCATGCATTTTCTCAGCTTGGAGTTTCTTAAGTTGTGCAATTTTAGACTTGGCTTCCATTAACTTATTTTTAAGTTCTGGACTTACGCCTTCGGAGTATACTTCAGCGTTGGCTAAATGATCACCGTATTCGCTAAATTTCATTTCGTATTCAAGATAGTGATATACGCTGGCAATATAGTCAGCGGCTTTGGTAATCTTAGCCTGTACCCATGCTTCTAATTGATCCTCGTCTTGGACCTTCTTAAATAACTTTAATGAGTAGTTAGCTAATTTGTATAGATCTGCACGAGCCATTGCGCCTTCGCGATCGGTTTCGCCGTTATCTAATGGTTGATTTGATTGTTGTGATTGCATATCGTTCATGTTTTGAAACTCCGTTGTCTTTATGTATTTAGCGTCTTTTGATTACTGTTGACTCGTTTGCTGGCCCACCAAAGATGCTAGCACCCTTAATATCTATACCGTTTTTAGCAGTCCCGTTCTTGTTTTTAGGCTGTACCACTTGTGGTTGCGGTGGTGCCTTAGTGCCCGATCCGGACCCTGGACTGCCTAAATAACTCTTTTTACCACGTGCTTTACCCGGGCTATGATGCGGATTAACCACTGTTCCAATATTAGCTGTACTTGTCGCCCCTGCTGTAGCATTTTCTTCTAATGGGCGTTTTACTGTAGCATTCTTACCTTTAGCTTGTAATTTACGAGCTACATTACTAGCATGACTGTGGGAATCAAAAGACTTCCACTTGCGACCGTCAATGTGTACATCATGCGGGGAATCATCAGAATCATGTTCTTCTCTATCCCATCCTTCGTCATTAGCACCGCCATCTTGTTGATATGCTAGACTGTCTTTGCGACCAAATCCGCTTGTGCTACTGTCGTAATCACGTTGGTAAGCATCTCTACGGCCACGTATTTCTGATAAAATTTCCATAATTTTCATATTATTTTCCTACCTTCTTTTCGCCTGTCAAATAAGGCAAACTAAACCAAAGTTGAAACCATTCAGGAGTGCCGGGTCTAATACTGTGTTTTCTTTCAAGTTCCTGATTTTGCATTCCTGTTACTGATATATTACTGCCTTGGTTAGCACGATACTCATGTAATCTTGCTTCGCCACCTAATCCACCTAATCCTGCTAGTGCTTTAAGTTCGTGTATAGGATCATTAGGTGCAAGATAACAATCGTCATCTGACGTTTGATTTAAATCTTGTGTTGTGATCTTGTATTGTTTCATTTTAAACAGCTTCTTAACATCCAACTATGCTTTTTATGTGCGTCTTGGCGGCCAGCAAGGAAATCTGCTAATCCATGATCTCCGTTTGCTTCGGCCATGTCAAACACTACTTTGTATAATTGTGCCATCTTTTCGCTATCAGCTAGTAGTTCGCGTAACATAGATTGAAAATCTGTTATTTCGTTTTCGTCTTGCACTAGAGATAACATACTAAATTTTTGAAGACTAGCGGGTGTGTATATTTGTAATGCACGAAGTTCTTCAGCAAATGTATCAATACTGCCGTAGACTTCTTCGTAAATATTTCCAAACAGTTCGTGTAACTGTACAAATAAAGGTCCTTCAACATTCCAGTGAAAGTTTTGTGCTTTGAGCACAAAACTATATGAGCTAGCAAATGCTGTTTTTAATGCTAAGTGATATTTTTCGTCCATTTTAAATTCCGTATTTGTTCTTTTTAACTTTTGCCACGGTGCTAGTTTTATTTACATCAGCAACCTCTTCACTACGCTTACCAGACCAGTTTTCAATAGTTCCAGCACCAACTTGTAGTGCGGCCGCTTTGACCATTTCAAATTCTTCTTCAGTATACGAACTAATCAACGGATCTCCACCAATCCAGTTGTCAGCTTCCATCTTAGTAGGGAATGTGGGAGCACCTGCTAGTGCGATACCCATGCGATAATTCATATATGCACCGCCACTGCCAGTACTCATATTTAAACCGGGAAGCGTACTAGCATTTCTCATAGCCGCTTTGTGAGTAGGATCAATCTTTTTCATTCCACCTTTACCGGCCTGTTTAGTTTCAGCAACTTCTGCTTTCTTAACTTTTTCTGGATATTTTTTAAGGAAGTGTGCAACTAATTCAAATGCAGGTAAGTTACGTTCGTTAAATTCAATTTGTGTATTTGCATCAATACCCATTTCTTTATAGAATTTTTTAGGATCACCGGCACGTACTGCATTACGTAGCTCGGTAGAACTTGCTAGTCGTTGTGTTTTAATATGATCAATCTGTTGGAATTTATACCCGCCATGTTTTTGTTCCATGATGCCGTTATACTGCGTTAATGTTTTAACTAACCAGTCTTCATCGGTATAAACTCTTAACTGAACATTTTCACCGTACTGTTCGTACACGCTACTTGCCAATGTTAATAAACTTTGTTCAGGAACTACATGCCCAGCAATTGCTGGAAAAACTGCGGCCATACATTGTAATTTAACATCATACGGTAATGGATTATCTGCATTTTGTGTAGATTGATTAGTTCCAATAAACCAAATAGGATTAGCACTGGCCGCCTTCCATACTGCCTTATGGCCTTTATGTGGAGGATTAAAGCGACCGTAACTGATACCAATAGTTTTTAAATCACCGTCAAATTCGGTGCTTGCTTCTTCAGGCGCTTCGTAAACGTTTTCGAATAGTTCTCTTAATCTCATGCTGGTTTCTTCCCTGGTGCCCAAGTAGTTGGAACAATCTTTATATTACCATATTTATGGTTTGGTTGAGCATAGCGAACGTAACCTTCTCCGTTAGTTTCCCATATCTCAGGCCGTCCTTGACTTTGGTATGCGGCATATACTTGGTCTTTCATGTTACGTATGTCTTTGATTAGCTTCAACATTGAGTCAAATGCACCGGGATGTGCTTTAATCATTGCAATAATATGTTCTTGTTTTTTAGTACTAATGCCCTTCTTAGCCATCCAGTTTATAAATGTGTCACCGGTGATGCTGTCAAAACTTTGTTCGTTGTTGGCATGTAGATTGCTCATAGCATTAAAGAAAGGATAAAATACCCCATTCTTATCTGGATCAGGCAAGCTGGCAATAAATGCGTCGAGGTTTGCGCCAACACCATCGACTTCGTTGATGACTTCGTCTATCAAATTGTCAACTTGTGCAGTGTCTTGTCCGCTACCGCCCTTTGTATAAACTGGGCCTTGGACAACAAGCCCTGCGGTTTGATTAAACATATCAAAGTCGTCTAGTGGTGTTTGTGTTCTGTCAGGAGCGCCAAATGTATCAAACATAGCATGTCCCACAACCATGACCTTAGCACTATTAATACGAGTTCCTAACTCGCCAGCTTTATCAACATAGTATCTTGTATTGCTTTTTGGATTAGGAGCAAACGTCCAGACTCCTTTAGGATATCCTTCCATTTTAATTAACTCTTTGTTCAAAGCTGGATCAACACCAAACAAACTATCTGCATATACAAAACCAACAAAGTCTTTAGGAGTTGCCGCATCAAACAACGGATATAGGCCGGCAAAGTTGTTAGCAAAACCTTGTCTTTGTTTTTGATCTTCGGGAGTTTTTGCCTTACCGCTTTGGTTAGCAATGAAATCGTATACTGCTTCTTTACTGTCGCCCTTAACTCCACGCGACCATTGGTTATGTCCTGCTAAAATTAACGGACCGTTAGCAACTTCTCTACCCCAATATATTTGAGGATTGCCGTCCCATTTGCCTCTAACAGTAGTATTACCTTCTTCTTCAGTAGCAATTTCTTTAAAATGATTTAATGCTTCTATTGTGCCGTTACTACCTTTAAAGAATACCAAATGTTCCGGGTGATTAAACGGACGTCCATATTTTTCCATGCTATCATCAACAGGAGCAGCCGCTTCACGAAGGAACAATTCTCTTAGTAACACAATTAATCCTTGTACTTTCCATCATTGTGATGGCTTTTAAATTCTTCGACCATCTTTTTACAAACTTCTCTTAATTGTTTATCGTCTATGGATTCTGGAAGCTCTCGGATTGGAAATTGTTCGATGTAGTTTTTGTATCCCTCTCGCACAGCATCTTGGAAAATGCTAGGAGCAATATCTCTATTTTGCTTAACGCTAGATATGCATTTACTGATACTTGGGTAAACGTGACGTCGATACGTATCATCGTCATTATTCATGAAGAATACCAAATCCTCCGTTAAATCGTAGTCAATCTCGCGACTGCCTTCTTTATCTTTAACAAAGTCTGAATCATCAAACTTTTTAGCTTCTAATAGTTCGTTAATGCGCATTTTTTAGCCCGTTCTTTATAGTCGCACCTAAGCTGTGCGGATAGTGTATTTATCGTAAACGGGATTTTAAGATTACGCTTTGATTATGCGTTCTACTTTGTTTATAGAGCCGCCCAAGTGCATTTTAGCCATTAGCAAGTTGTTATCACCTGTTAAGTAGAAATATGCACCACCCCAACTTCTATGTTTGCTTAATTCTTTCTTAACACTCTTAGTTAACTTTAACTTTGCGTTACCTTCCGCCCACTGTATAAATGCACTGTGTTCTTGTATAGTTTTGCCTATAGTAACTTTATAATCAAAGTTTATTTTAGGCATTATGATTGTATTTTCTTGTAACGTAGTTGACACTGGCGGCAACGATACATATTTCACATTATCCGGACTCAGTTTAGTTAATGCAGTTATATTTGACTTAGTATTAGTGTAAATGCTAACCCAAGGGGATTCTACTCTAAGTTCAATGTCTGTTAACTTTGACAATAAGTGTTGCAATTTAAATGCATAATCTAAATCTTCTTGCGTTTTAATCCCGGAACCGTACGATCTATAGTACGGATTACCTTTCATTTCACCTGTAGTGATATCAATCTTTTTAAGTTGTGCTAGTGTATCATCCCAGTTGCCTGATCTAAACCAGCCGGAACCGGCACATATCAACACAATTTTGTACTGATATATGCCATGGAATAATCTTTTAGTTATCTTGTACAACATCATCTGTTACAGCATTAACTGAAAGCAACGGTATTTTATTAGATATTTTTGATTTAGCAATCAACTGTAATTGATCGTTATCAACGCTAATAGTTAACCATCCACCGTTTTTCAAATCACCAAACAACATCATCTTAGCAAGACTACGTTTAATTTCCTTGTCAATCACACGTTGTAACGGACGAGCACCCATCTTAGGATCAAAGCCCTTGTCAATTAACCATTCAGTAGCTTCTTTATTAATCTTAATACGAATACCTTTGTCTTTAACTTGTTCGCGCAACTCGTCAATAAACTTAACAACAATTTTAGTCATTGTTTCTTTAGTCAACTTGGTAAACGTCATAATACCATCTAAGCGATTACGGAACTCAGGTGTTAAGAATTTCTTCAAGTCTGCATCTGAATAATCTTTTTCTTGTGCGCCAAAACCAATTTGATTCTTTTCAGCGGCTTGTGCGCCAGCATTAGTAGTAAGGATAAGAACAATTTGTCTACAGTCTGCTTGCTTTCCGTTTGATCCAGTAATGAATCCGTTATCCATAACTTGTAACAATACTGTTGCAACGTCTGGATGTGCTTTTTCAATTTCGTCTAACAACAAAACGGCATTTGGGTTTTCTTGAATCTGTGTAATCAACAAGCCGGCGTTTTCTTCAAAGCCAACATATCCCGGAGGACTACCAATTAGCTTAGAGATACTATGTTTCTCTTGATACTCAGACATGTCAAATCGTAGTAACTTAACCCCAAGGTGTTTAGCAAGTGATTTAGCAGTTTCAGTTTTACCTGTACCAGTTGGGCCCATAAACACAAAACTACCAATCGGCTTGTTCTCAGATTTTAGTCCAGCTTGTGATACCATAATCTTATCTACAATCTCAGTAATTGCAACCTCTTGTCCGTAAACATCGGATGCAATTTTTTCTTGTAGTGTGCTTAGATTATGACTTTCTGTTTCTGCAATAACTTCTTCGGGCATCTGTACCACACGACTTAATTCGTATTGTATTTCGTGCTCTGTAATAACTCGTTCATCAGCAAGTTTTAAATTAAATCGTGAACATGCCAAGTCTATTAAGTCAATAGCTTTATCGGGCAACTTCTTATCTGCTTGATACTTAACACTCAACTTAATAGCCGCTTGTAAAGCATCATCTTTAATTTTAACTTTATGGAATTCTTCGTAGTATTTTTTAATACCTTTAAGAATTTGTAGTGTTACTTCTTGTGTTGGCTCGTCAACTGTAATACGTTGGAACCTGCGCATTAGGGCACGATCCTTTTCAAAGTGCTTG